GTTCTTACACGCCCAATAGCGTGCACTCAACTTGTCATTTGCCTCACCGCACTTATGTCTTGCCTTAAACGATGACCTTGCAGCTGCTGAGTAGTTGTGACCATACCCCTCAGCACCAAAATGGACAAGTTTTTCTTGTCCATTGGCACACGCCTTTACCATTTTCTTCTTACCGGGACGGTCAGAAGCAACGGGGCTGTTACATTTCATTTTAGATTTCTCCGCCATCTTCTTCTATTGGTTTTACGATACCTTCAACCCAACCTTCAAGAAACAACAAGTCCTCAATACCCTCTGTTGAAAAGCTGAACTGATAGAAATCAAAGCTTTCACTCAGAAGTTCCTTCAAACTCTTGCTCATGCTCTTTAAACCATCCTTGGTAAACTTATACTCACCCTTCTCGTTCAAATCCATTACACCATTGCTATCAGCATGAGCATTGTCAAGCCTGATATCCTCACGCTTCTCATTGTACTCCTCAAAGATTGGCTTAACCTTCTCAGCAATCTTCTTCAACTTAACCTCTTTCTTGCTACCCTTTTCTGCAGGTGTTGAGTTCAGACTCCTAACTAAATCTAGCAAATCTGAATACGTTCTTGTTACTTTTTGTGACATTTGATTTGATTTTTATTTGTACAAATATACTATTTTTTGACTTAATCATTATACCGTGCTGCCGCCCAATCAACCATTAGGGCAACAACACGGTAATAATAATTTTAGTACATCATCTTGCCCTTCTTAGGAGCAGACTTGGCAGCTTTCTTAGCAACTTTCTTAACAGAAGCACTTGGAGGAGGCTGAAGCATAGATGATTTCGGAAGTTTAGGAACATCTTTTTTCATAATATCTTATTTTTGTCCTACAAATGTAATAAATTATATCAAATGAAATCAAGAACTAACGATTACCTTAAGTATTGGAGGGTTATAAGGTATTGGGTAAAAGCAAAGTACAATCTATCACAAGCAGACATGGATATACTCTTCTTCCTCTACTCAGAACAATACTTCGGTAGAGACAGATTCCAAGAATTTAACGAACTGCTCTCTTGGGACGAGCACAGATTCAATAGACTAAGAGACGAAGGTTGGATTCAGAACTTTAGACCACACAAAAGAGGGGTAAAGGCACTATATGCCCTAAGTTTTAAGGCTACCCGGATGATGGATACCGTATATAAGAAGCTAAACGGGGAGGAAATACCCATGACCAACACAAGCAACCCCCTGTTTATGAAAAAAGTAGACTACAATGACAAGGTCTACCGCAACATGATTAAGCAAATGAACAAGGAAATACGGGAAGACAGGGAAAAGTCTAGAGAACAATAACAACATCACGCTCATTGATGATGGTATACTGCTTATTGTGGATAATCATGGTATACCCATTGGACTTGTCGTAGTATATCTCATCACCTTCAGCAATTGAGTGCACCTCAGTGCCCGGAGTGACCACCTTGCCACGCTTATACCTAAACTTATTGGTGTCATCACCCGACAATATAAGTCCCGAATCAGTCTTAACCTCTTCGTCAACTATCTCAATTACTATATTTTTGCCAATCGCTTTCATCTCTTTTCTTTTAAACGGTTCCTTGAATATATCCCTCAAACATCCCACATTTAGGACACTCAAACACCTCAGCTCGACTCTCCTCAATTACACCATTACTCCATATAATCACGTCTATGTGTATGTGTCCCAACCACTTATGCTCACACCACTTGCACTCTATCAGGTCAGCCTCATATCTTACACCGACCTCCATAACTACTTTGACTCATAGCTCCTTGCCATGGTAATGATAGCATTGGTGCTAAGAATTGTTGTTGCAACACTGACTGCATTCTGCAAAGCAGAACGGGTGACTTTTAACGGGTCGATAACCCCCATCTTGATGAGCGCACCCATCTTACCCGTCTTCAAGTTCAATCCATGACCATCCTCCACGTCAATTGTGTAGTAGTCCTCAACCTTCAACCCGGCATTGGTCAGTATCTGCTCCAACGGAGCCTTCAAAGCACTATCCAAAATTGAGGCAGCGACATGCAACTCACGAGTTACCTCAGCGTAATTGCTGATTATGTCAAACACCTCAGTCTCATACAACGCCTTGCCACCACCCGGCAATATGCCCTCGTCAAGAGCTGACTTAACCGCACACACCGCATCATCAACCCTGTCATACAACTCCTTCTGCTCTAGGTCAGTGTTCCCACCAACAAAGATGACACCAATACCACCCGTAAGGGAAGCTATCCGCTCCAACAAAAAGTCCTTGTCATTCTTCCTAACCGCAACCGCATGTGCATCCCACAACTGCTGAACCCTCTCGTCAACCTTAGCTTGGTCAACCTTTAGGTCAGACTTAAGGATGATAGTTTTATCCTTGCCAACGATAACCTTGGCAGCATGATCCAAGTCAGCGTACGTGATATGGCTCAAGTCATCACCGGTCTTCTCGCTAAAGTACGTAGCACCCAAGCTAACCGCTATGTCCTGCATCAGCTCATGCTGCTTGTACCCGAAATTGGGAGGCTGTATCGCACATATCTTCAAATTGCCCTTCATCACGTTAGCAGCCAACGTGTTCACCACGTTATTGTGACATGGTGCAATGATGAGCAGTTTCTTCCCCTCCTGTATGATTGGCTTTAGTATCCCCTCGATGCTCAGGATGTTCCCTATCTCAATGTCAGCTACCAAGACCATGGTGTCCTCAAAGACACACTCGTCCTTTTTTTGGTCATTGATGAATAAGGGGCTTAGATACCCTCTGTCGACCTTTAATCCTAAAGTGGTCTCTGCGTATGTCTCAGCAGTTTGAGAGCGTTCTACGGTCACTATACCGCTTCTGCCAACGCTTTTATAAACCTCAGCTATAATCCTCCCGGTCTCCCGGTCATTATTCGCACTAATCGTAGCCACATCAAATAACATTCCCTCCGAAACCTTCTTTGCCCTCCTCCTTAACTTGTCCACCACCTTTCCACTAATGTCCACCATGTGCCTCAACACCTCCGTCCGGTTCAAACCATCATGCATCAACTTAACACCCTCAAGAACCAAAGCCTCCGTCAACACAATTGCCGTAGTAGTACCATCACCGGCACTTGTTGACGTGCGGTCAGCAGCCTCCTTCATCATCTTCACCGCCAAGTTCTCAATCGGGTCAAGCAAATCAACCGACCTAGCAACCGTGACACCATCCTTCGTAACCGTTATACCATGAGTATGATTGGGAGACTCTATAAGCACCGTATTCCCACTTGGACCTAACGTGCTCTTAACTGCCGAAGCAATCTTCTCTATACCACTAATCAGCCGTTTACGACCATCCTCCCCAAACTTTAAATCCTTTGGTGAATATCCTGCGTCCATTTGAATTAAATTTAATTACCACAAATCTAAATAATAATTGTGGAATAAAACAAAAAAGCCATTCCGAAGAATGGCTCTCTTGATAGCTTTTCAGCATTAAGCAACGACAATACCCGATACCGCAAAAGGCAGGTTTGTAACTTCATAAGCTACATTCGTCCATGATGTACCCAAGGCAGCCACAACAGCATCTTGAATAGCATCACGCATAGACTCGTCACCTGCAGGAGCTGTAGCATGAGTAATTGACACAACATCAGTTCCTGTACTAGACTTGTAGTGAACATGAACAACTGTTGTTGAGTTTTGAGAAATCAAAACAATTCCTGTTGCAGAAACCAACTGACGCTGCTCGTTCGTTACGGGGATACTTAAAAACTTTTCCATCTTAAAAAAATTAATGGGTTAATAATACCACAAAGATAAAAGAAAAAGAAATACCGTTTCTCTCCTTCCCTATATATATATATATATTACTATATATATATATTATTTTTCCCACTAGAAAGGAGAAAAATAATTGACATAATCTATCAGTAAATTGATTATCAATAAGTTAGAAAGCTAAAATCGACATAAAATCTATCATCTTATGACAGATAATCGGGTAATAAAAAACACTAGTTACTAAACTTAAAAAATAACCCTTGTTAAAAGTCCTTGTTGGTTACTACACGAAGCGTGTAGTATGAACGAAAAACTGTTGAGTTACTAAACAACAAAGGACATTGAAGTACGAGTTTAGTAACAAAAAAAGGGAGATGTAGACACATCCCCCCATAAATCGAAACGCAAAAAACTCTTAGTCCTTCATCATAGGATTCATGTACTCAATGGCATCAGCTTTGATGTTTCCAATGGCAACCGCCTGTGCCATCATCTCAATTTTCTCAGCCTTCTTCATGGCTTTCTTAATCTCAGCAGCTTGCTGAATACCCGTAATTCCATTCGGTCTATTGTTAATCAACCGACCATTCTTAACAGTCAAATCATTGTATTGCATAATCAAAAATTTTAATAAAGGTACGTATTATTCGGCATCAGATAATTGGAGTACGGGGGTTATATAGCGGTTCTGCGAGCGGCTGCCCCGGGCGGAAACGGGTTTGCTTTGAGGGGGTGGGGGTCGCTTTTGGCAACTTTTGTCCCATGTTTTTGGCTTTTCCCCATGGGATGGATTCAATGGGCTGACCCTTTCCGCTCATGCCCACCGACCCCTACCGACCCATGCGAAAAGTATTGCGTCACGTTATGCGCTCAGTATCAACACGTTGCAAGGCTTACCTAAAGTAACACTTGAATTAAAATTGTGTCCTCAAAGACACAAAGAAGAGGGGGGTAATGTCCGCCCCCCTAATTCAATGTTTAAACATATCCATCAATTCCAATATTCAACGCCCCCATTAATCAACCATTTCAGCCACAATTGAACCGGAAATAAAAAAAAGTTGGTGGAAAATTTGTTTATGTGAAATAATTGAACGTGATTTGTGAAATAATTAATCACTCACTAAACAAAATTTGAACAAATGAGCACACAATTACTTTCAATCGAGAGAAGTTTCCTAGCCCTTGCCGAAGTTAAGCAGGCTTTGAACTTGCAAGCCATCAACACCTTGAGAAGGGCGGACAGCAATGCACAGAAGAAAAAATTCGAGAATAGCCTCCAATTGGCGAAGGCAGTAAAGGAGTCTTTCAATTGGTTTTCATCTGAGGAGGGCAAGGCGAAATTCAATGAGGAAGGCATTTCATGGAGCAATGAGGAATTTTTTCAGAAGGTTTTTGGGTGGCAAAAGTCATTTAGCTACAAATTGTTAAAGGTCGGCAAATTGGATGACGCCATTGTTGAAAATTTCAATCAAAAGTGCATTGAGGTAGAGGCAAGGGGCGAAGAGGCTGTGAGGTCGATTGAGAACTTATTGAAATTTGCAAAGCAGGTGGAACAAGGCAATGAAGGTGGACAAGAAGAGGGCGAAGGCGAAGGTGCTGAGGTGGAAACAAGGGCTCAAACCATTTTCACCCTTGCTTTCAAGCATCCCGACAAAAATATTTCTGTCCGCATTAATGAGGCGGGTGAGGTGAAGACCACCAATTCAAGGGATGAGATTATGAGTGCAATTGCATTTTTGATTGATGCATTGCCCCAATAGGGCAAAGGGCGTGTCTTCAAGGACACGCTCCCGTCCATGAGTGTTCGCTCATGCTGATGAGCCCAAAAGGGCGAAACGGAAAACCATTAAACCATTTTTTTTATGCAAGTTCAAGGAATTCAGTACACGTTAACGGGAAATTCAGCAAGGGGGTCAGTGACCCGTTACCATGGTAAGCCCGACCCCATTAACCTTAGCAGGGGAGCGAAAAACTGCGATATTGCAGGGTTAAAAAAGGCTCAAAGGGGCAATTTCATTGAATCTTTGGGGGATTTTCGCTCAAAGTTCACAATTGGCTTCGAGGTCGAAAAAAATTCCCTTCATAGGGGTGCGGTGAAGGAGTATGAATTGTTTTGCGGATTCGAAACGGATGGCTCATGCGGTTACGAAGCGGTGACCCATATCCTGCCCCTTGTCCCTGCATCAACATGGAGGACAAAGGTATTCGACATGATGCATAAAGCGGAGCGCATCATTGATGACAGATTCAGCCCTTCGAATGAGAAGAGAGGGAGTCACTACAAATGTGGTGGGCATATCACCCTTGCTGTTGATGGATTGGATGGCGATGACCTCAGAAAACTTGTCCGCATCAATTCGGGCATTGTTCTTGCCTTGTTTCGCAATCGTTTGAAAAATGATTTTTGTGGTTACAACAAGAGGTTGCAATCTTATGGCGAGTGCAACAATTGGCATCATAAATATCAAGTTGCCCTTGTCAAAGGTAACTGCTTAGAGTTCCGCTTACCTTCAAAATTCGAGAGCGTTAAGCAAATGATTCGCAGGTACGAATTGTTCCATGAGTTGGTTGATTTCAGCGTGAACAAGCCGAACGGGTCACATGAGGCTTTCCTCAAAACCATTCGCCCCATCATCAAATCCATGTACAATGGTGACGAAACCAAGACGGATGAGATTCTCGAATTGGCTCGAAAGTTCCGCAAGTTCATCATTGATGGAACTGCTGACGTTGAGATTCGCCAATACCTTTAGAGTGCGAAGGGGGTCGGGTACGAGTGTCCTTAAAGACACGAGTTCCCCACCCCCCCCGTCTCAGCGTGTGTACGCTGACTGATGAGTCCCAAAGGACGAAACGGAAACAGCCACGCTCTGCGTGACTGCCCCCTCAGAAACCATTAAAACCAAACGTCATGCTCTTATTCATTTTCCTTGCCTCAGCCATTGCCTCAGCCTTTCTTACCAATTCAATTCTCTCAAACAAATCAAAATTGTTTTAACATGAAACGAATCACGCCACAAATCAAAGCCATTGCAGACGCTCACATCCAAGCCAAAATAACGGGCAAGTGGGACAACCCTAACGCCAATACCAAAGGGGAGGTTCTAAGCCTTCTTAGGGATGGCAAGACCTTTGCGGAGGTGCTCAGGCAGATTGAAATTAGGTACGTATCAATCACCTCAAACCTCATGAGCAGTCAATTGGGGTTCACCTCAGAAGCCTACAAGAAGGGCGTATACAAGGGGTTCAAAGTTATCTTAGGTTAACTGACGATGGGTTGAATACTCGAAAGCCCCCCTTGGGGGCTCTTAACCAATTAAAATTTCACACATGAAAAAGTACAAGTTTCCGAAAATTAAGGTCAAGGTCAGCGTTACCAAGGGTGACAAGGTGACCATTACAAGCCCCGAAAAGATGGTTGAAGTTATGCGTTCAATCTTCGATGCTGACACCATTTTGTGGACTGAGGAGGTCATCATGGTATGCCTCAACAGAGCCAATGACGTGGTAGGTTACTACAAAGTCAGTTCGGGTGGGTTCAGCGGTACAGTTTTAGACCCAAGGGTTGTAATGACCATAGCATTGAACAACGCCTCTTCTTCAATCATCCTTGCCCACAACCATCCAAGTGGCAACCTCAAACCTTCTGAGGGTGACAAGGCAATCACTGAGAAGATTAAGAATGCGTGTGCATTCTTCGACATGAAGTTGCTTGACCACCTTATCATCACAGATGAAAGCTATTTCTCATTTAATGAGGGTGGATTAATTTAATTTGGATATATCATACTATTATACTAACTTTGAACTAAAATTGAACAACATGACAAAATCACTCGCTTTGCTTTGCATTTTATCCGCTTTGCCTTCTTATTTTGCCCTCTTCCTTGAGAATACGGGTGCGACAATTGTTCTATGTATTGGTACTATTCTTGGCATGATAGTGTCGGGGGTTGCTGATGAAAGTGAGATACCATTGGAGAGGGTGAAGTTGGTATGGCTCATTCACATCATTGGCATCATGGTGGTGGTGTTCGTGAAGAACGTAATCCAATAATCGTTAATTTAGGGATGGTGGGGTTTCCCCACCTCCCTGCTGTATCAAGGTAGTTGCCTTGACTGATGATTCCAATAGGATGAAACGGCAAACCATTAAAATTTTAAACTATGCGAAAAGTTACGAGAGAAATCACAAGGGCGTTCCACAATCGGGAGCCAAAAAAAATCGGAAACAGCAGGACGGATGGCAATGCGTTGTTTCTGCATGACAACAAAATTGCTGAGTTCAGAAGAGGTCAGCTATGGATTACTAATGCAGGTTGGCAAAGTAATACCACCAAGGAAAGGTTAAATGGGTTGAGTGGGGTATCAATCTATCAACGCAGGGGGCAGTGGTATCTCAATGACATTGCTTGGGACGGGGAGTGGGTTAGCGTGTACGGGTTCAATGGTTCTGTTGATGAGGTGGTTGAGGAGATTGAGTTTGATGTGACGAGTGAGTGGTTGGCGAAGGAGCGTTACAGCCGACCATTGTATTCAGTATTCCATACCTTAAACAAGCATAATTTGGATGCGGTTGAGGAGTTGTTTGATGATGCCATTATTCCTTCAAGAAGGATGGAGTCAGACACAGCAGGCGAGTACAAGCCTCATTACTTTATCATTGTAAAGCCGAGTGACGTTGAGAGGGCGGTAAGGGTTTTGTCTGAGATTTATTGCCTAGCATAGCCATAAAGGGGGTGTCTTCGAAGACACTCCCTTCTGTCCATGGGTGTGCCCATGCTGATGAGTCCTATAGGACGAAACAGAATCACGTACACAAGTGTACGTGACCCTCAATTTTTTAACCGATAAACTTTATCACATGACAGAAGAAGAGCGCCTCAAAGTTGTGCAGGGGGTCATTGACCGACTGCTTTACCTCAATGATTCAGACAGACAAGAGTTCCTCAAGTACGTTGACGCTTTGTTTTCAATGTACAAGCATGACAGACATACCAAGTGGGGTGTCGAAGTATTCACCAATCAAAACCAAGACGATGAGAAAAGAGAAGATTCTTTGTAGGGGTTGCGACCAATCCCATGAGACAAACCCCGACAAGTGGGTGGACGAGAGGTCAGATGCGTATGGATATAGTACGGGGTGGTGGTGTGACGAGTGTTACGAGGGGGACAAGTACCCGTATAGGCGTGACAGATACCATGACTACATGGATGCAGGTGAGTATTTAGAAGATGACTATTAAACCAAACAGCATGAAAAATTTTAAAGTAACAGACAAGATGGTGGATTCAGTCTTTGTGTGGCATATTGTAACGCCATTTGCAGAGATATTATTCATGAACGCTCCCATTATCTTCGAATATTATGAGTTATTCGATGACGGGTCAGAGAGGTTGCTGATAAACCTTCAGCAAATCAAGGATGCCATTGCCAACGGGAATGACATTGGCATTGAGGTCGGTTGGGTTCCGACAAACTAACGCCCTAAGGACTGAGAGCAATGTGCGTAGGTGGTTCGTTACCACCCTCAGACCCTCATCAAAACCAAACACAATGCAAGTTTACAGAATCAGCACATCGGGATGGGATGAAGAAGACTTCCATCTCTTGACCACACTAACAGAGGAGCAAGTGAAGAGCGTTATTGCCCCAATGGTTCACTCAGAGAGGGTGAATGACTTCCTTTATGACAATGAGGATTACGTGAATGAACTTCAGAAGAGGTTTCCCAACGAGCAGGTAAATTTTTACTATCAATTTGAAACACTAACTTTTTAAACCAAACACACATGAAAGGACTATTAAGGCTGACATCACCAAAAGACAATTCAACTATTCTAATCGGTGCTGAGAACATCATTGAGGCAAAGAAAATGTACCACCATGGTCTTAAAATGGAGGTAACAGAAATCAGAAGCGTTGGTGCAATGGTCACTACAAATTGGGTATTGGAATCAGTTAAAGAGATTTATGACCAATACAATGGGTAACCCCCATGGCTGAGAGCAATGAGCGAAGGCAGAGCAATACTGCCCTCAGCCACTCATCAAAACCAAATACAATGGAATCAATTACGGCACAACAAGTAATGGACTTTCTCACTGACCTTCAAAATGAAGGCGAAGACCTATCCTCTATTACAATTAACTACCGACACGATGAAGACTCAGATGTGGAGGTGTGTGTAAAATTGGAAGAAGACCTTTTTGACCAAGAGACAAATAGTAGGCTAACATCTATTGTATTTTTAACAAAATAATACGCAAATGGAATCAGAAATGCTATTCAAGGTCTACTATGGTGGTGTCTTCGTTATAGACATCATTGCCCACAGCAAGTGGGAGGCGGTTGAGAAGGCTTGGACAAAGTTCTCACCGACCCGTCCACTACTTGTAAGGGAGAAGTTCAAGGCAAGGTTAAAAAAGTAAATTTGGTAGTGTTCAATTATTGTCTTATCTTCGTTCATCTTTAGTTCATTAATCTGGTTCTGAGTCGGGTATGAGTGTCTTCGAAGACACGAATGCCCTTAGACACTGCCCACAAATCAAACGCAAATGTGTATTATCATCATCAAGCAGAAGGGCATGACCCTTCCGAAGGAGGTTGCGAAGACCTCAAGCAGAATCAATCCGCATGGGTTGGGAGTTATTTGGTTGGATACCTTCGAGGTTACTTACCATCAGTCCAATCAGTACAAGGTACTTGACACCGACAGACCATTCATCTGTCACTTTAGGTTCGCCACCATTGGTGCGGTCAACAGAGAGAACACTCACCCATTCAGGTGCGGTACAAACAAGCATGAGTGGTTGATGATGAACGGCACAATCAGAGGCTTGGGTGATACCAATAGGAGTGACTCAAGGGTACTCGCTGAGTCCCTTGGTGAAGTTCCAAGGCACACATGGAAGAAGGTATTGGAGAAGCATGACAGCAGGTTCGTGACCATCAACACACGCAATCGCACGTTTCAGATGTACAACAAGCACCTATGGGTTCAGCGTGACGGGGTTTGGTACAGCAAGGGCAATGTGCTTGAGGATAACTTGGTTGCGGTATATGGTACGCTCAAGAAGGGGTACAGCAACTACAATAGGTTCTTGACATTCTCAAAGCATTTGGGTGGGGGTAACACCGAGAACAAATACCCAATGATTATATCGGGTTTGCCTTACCTCATTGAGATGAAGGGCATAGGCTACAATGTTGAGGTTGATGTGTTCAAGGTGAGTGATTCGGTATTGAAGAGTTTAGATGCGTTGGAGGGGCATCCCAATTGGTATAGGCGTAAGCAGATACCAATCAAGATGAAGGACGGCAGGACATTGACTTGTTGGATATACTTCAACATAGCTGAGAAGTACAGAGGGCAGGAGGTACATGAGACATACACTCAGACCTTCTCATTCATCAAGCAGAGCGAGACTAAGAAGTGGTGGGAGGAAGACGAGGAGGAGGTGATTGAGGCGGAAAGGAAGTTAGGTAGGCAGTTGTACATTGACGAGTTCACGGATATTGATGACGAGTTCGATGTCAAGAATGAAACGCCAATATGTATCAGTTGCTTCAATGACCTTGAGCATGACGGGTTCAGTAATTATTATTGTGGTGCATGTGGTGGTTGGTTTTCTGAGAATGAAGTAATAACTTACAACGCATAGTGTTGTGTTTTAATGGTTAATCCCCCCGATGTTTCTACATTGGGGTTTTTTCATCGGGTGGCAACTTGGTAATGCAAGGGAGATTTCTCTCTATAATGCAGGTTCGAATCCTGCCCCGATGACAGAGGTATAAGCACACTAACTTCCTATTTCAATAGAATGCTGACAGCTCGGAAAGACGGGCACACAATCGGGTGGCTATAATTGGTAAAAGCGGTGCAGTATTGCATAGAGATGCAGGTTCGAATCCTGCCCCGATGGCTCACTTTAAATCAAATCAAAATGACGCACAAGGAAATGACAGAAAGGGCATCAGCCCAACTTGAGATTGACTATTTGCGAGAGCAATTGTTGATTGCAAGAAAGAAGTTAACAGACAGACAAACGCTGAAAGGTAACCTCAAGAAGATGGGTTACTACACAGACAACCTTTGGTGTACGGCTGACGTAACGGAAAACTATAGTTGTACAGAGGACGAGGCACAAGGCATATTGCACATTGCCTTAAGAAATCCTGCCGTGGTTGACCAAATCTTCTTAGCCATTGACTCCGCAGCGGAATCGTTAAACATTAAAAAAACTTTTAATTTATGAGAGACATCTTGGAAAACATTTTTGTAACTGCCTTGGAAGGTGGTAGCAACTATTGGTATTTTCTACCAAGCAAAGAGGTAAAGAAGATTAGGAAGGAAGTCCCCAAGACTGATGAACCTGCCTTGTCAGTAGCAATGTTTATGGCAATATTTGACAAAGGCGTTGAGGTGGCAGTCCATGATGCAGAAAACCCCGAAGAGTGCCTTGGTACTCTTAGCCGTGCCTCAATAATGGAAAGCCTAAATGTGTTGGCAGACAATGAGAACTTCAGAAGTTTTTGGGAAATAGAACTGAACGAGGATGGTGATGCCGAAAGCAGTGACGTTATTTTTCAATACCTTGTAATGGGTGAAATCGTTTTCGGATGAGCAAAGAAAAAACTGAAGCACTAATCAAGCAAATAGAGGACATGAACATCGGTTCGTATGAACTCTACCTATGCATCAAGGCATTGAAAAGGGAGAAGATGATACTCATGTTGTTGGTTGACAACATGGACATGAAGTACATTGAGGAAGTTGTTCAACACAAAAAAGAAGATTGGGGATGAAAAATTTAAAATTCATTTTAGAAATTCTCTCATTTATTTTTATAGGCGTACCGATTATGGTATGCCTATATTTTTGCAATGAACTATTTTGGATGCTTAAAAAACTAAAGAAATGACAACAATTCAAAAACTAATTAAGACCTTCGACTCCCTTCACAAGAACGGGAATGATTACGAGAACCTCATAAATACCATAATGCGAGATGAACTTGAGCGTAGGTTGGCTGATGAGGAGTTTCAGATAAAGTCAGCAGTCATGTATGCACTTGAGGTTAGTAACCATGAGACGGAGTTCAAAGTCAAGCTTGCTCAGAAATGCTATGACATGATAAAAAGAAGTAGCAATGTAAAATAATTGTTGTATATTTGTACCAAATTAAATCAAATTAACATTATGTATTATCAATTACAAGTCATCCCAATGGAGGGAATCGTTTCCAAAGAAGAGTTCGTAGAGACGGGACGTATCGTTCCGATTAGTGTCTTCAAAGACAATTTTTCCAATGAAAATTTGCACGTGGATGCCAAGAACGTCATTGTTTATGCGGGTTCACACTACATTCAGATACTTAGCACGGCTGAGTTCTTTGTGGATGGCATCTCAGACAAGAGTGTGGATAAGGTCGAAGATTATTTGTGGAAAAAAATTAAGTAAACATTATACGAGTATTGTACATATTAACTATATTCGTTGACTAAATTAAATCAGAATGAAGCAAGAGATTTTTAACCAATATGTCGATAGGATTATCGAACTATTTGGCATTACGAGGGAGGAGTTGTTCTCTAAGACCAAGAAGAGGGAGATAGTAGATGCGAGGCATTTGCTTTATTACCTATGCTATAGAAGACCGATGACCTTCGGTTACATTCAGAAGTTCATGGAGGCAAACGGCTATGACATCAAGCATTCATCAATCATCCATGGAGTTAGTTCAGTATCCGTCAAAGTAAAAGAGGATGTGGACTACGCTCAAGTAGTTAAGGACATGGAAAAGGCAGTATTCATTTAAACCAAAATCAAATACAATGGAAAAGAAGCAAAGCGTTTTTGAAAGGCTCAACGCCATCAATCTCAATGAAAGAGTTGAAAAGAAAAAAGACCTTACCTATCTGTCATGGGCATGGGCATGGGCAGAAGTTAAGAGGGCTTGCCCCGATGCTACCTACAAGATAGGTCAGACAGATTACGATGATGCACTTGGTTTCATGTGTCACACATCAGTAACAATTGAAGGCGAGACATTGGAAATGTGGTTGCCCGTTATGGATGGAGCCAACAAGTCAATGAAAAAGCAATCCTACACTTACTCTACACGTTTCGGAGATAAGTCCGTAGAAGCAGCCACTACGTTTGACATCAACAAGACCTTGATGAGATGCTTGGTTAAGAACTTGGCTATGTTTGGATTGGGATTGTACATATTTGCAGGAGAGGACTTGCCTGAGTCAGAGTCTCATTCAACAAATACTCCTGCTCCTGAAAAAGCACCTGCACCAATAGAACTTGCAGAACTTAAGAAGGGCACAGAGAATTGGGATAAGGTTGTTGCCTACGTTACTGCGAACAAGGATATTGGTATTGAGAAGATTGGTCAGCAGTTGAGCAGGAAGTACAAGATGAGTCCTGCTATCAAGAAAGACATCATGGCAATTATAAACCAATAATCATGCAGGACATAATCGAAAAGCTTAATGACGATAAGGAGTACTACCAAGGAATTGGTAAGTACTACCTTAGCAATTCAGACATCGGTGCTTTGCTTTCAAATCCTAAGAACTTTAGAGCCCATAGGGAGGACAATAAGACCTTCGCTGAGGGTAGACTATTCCATCAGCTGTTAATCGAGCCTGAGAAGGCTGTAAACGTGCCACACGTTGATGTAAGCACCCGAACCACGAAGGAATATAAAACTTTTTGTTCGGACAATGGACTTGAGTTCTGCCTTCTGACCAAGGAGGTTGAGGAAATCAATACCCTTGTAGGTACAATGAAGAAAAATATCACATTCTTCGATGAAATCTATAGGTCGGGTAACATCTACGAGCAACCGATGATAGCTGACATCAAGGGGAAGCAATGGAAAGGCAAGGCTGACATCGTAACACATGATTCGATAATTGACTTGAAGACCACATCAGACATCAACAAGTTCAAGTGGTCAGCCAAGGCTTACAATTATGATTCTCAGTGCTACATCTATCAGCAGTTGTTCGGTAAGCCATTGGTATTCTACGTAATTGACAAGGCTACGGCTCAGCTTGGCATCTTCAGACCATCGGAGAACTTCATCCGTGGTGGGGAACTAAAGGTTGAGAAGGCAATTGAGGTGTACGAAAGGTACTTTGGAACCGACTCAAGCGATGACATTGACAATCACTACATTGACGAGGTTCTTGATTAATTTTTAAAATTTAAAACAGATAACATGGAAAAGGAAAAAGTATTCGCAGACGGATTTATTTTCAAGAGAAACGAGAAAGCCCCCGACTTCGTGGTTGGCAGGGTATCAGTAAAGGTTGATGAAGCCATTGCCTTCTTGCGTAAGCATGACAAGAGTGGATGGGTAAACATGGATGTGAAGACTGCACGCAGCGGTAACTTCTACATGGAGTTGGACACCTTCGAGCCAAAAGGAAAGGGTCAAGCACCTGCTCCCAAGCAGGCAGACGATTCATTTGAAGATGTCCCGTTCTAAAATCCAATACCAAAAAAAACAGGGGGACTTGTCCCCCTTTTTTTGGCACTATACCATGACAGACATGACAAACTCTTCCTTCCCTATATATATATATATTCTCTATTATTATTATTATTTTTTTAAATAGAAAGGAAGAAAATAATTGACATAAACTATCAGGTGGTTCATTATCAAGTAGTTATAAAAGAAAAAACGACATAAAATCGACATAGCCATGACATTATCGACATACAACATAACTATATTCCAAAATATCAAGGAAACAGAGACTCCGTTCTACAGAGATGTACGGGTAATCCTTGATAGGGTTAAGAGTGGGGCAAGTAAAGAGTTGGTGAAGAAGATTAGGCAGGAGAAGGGTAAGCAGGAGCGTAACGAGATTAAGAAGCTACTCCCTGCTGTTTGTTTCAGCGGTACATTCTCCAAGCGGTCAGACTCTTCCATCATTGAGCATAGTGGTTTAATATGCCTTGACTTTGATGGGTATCAGAAGCAGAAGGAACTACTTCAAGACAAGGAGACATTATCAAAAAATAAATATGTTTTCTCCGTCTTCATTTCACCTTCGGGTAATGGTCTAAAAGTCTTGGTCAAGATACCTGCTGATGTTGACAACCATACAAACTACTTTAATAGCCTAGAAAAGGCGTTTAATTCGCCTTATTTCGATAAGACGAGTAAGAACCTTAGCCGAGTCTGTTACGAGTCCTATGACCCTCTAATTCACGTTAACGAGAATTCGTCAATTTGGGATACGATTGAGGATGCTGAGTACACGGAGGTGAGCAAGTACAGAGACCAAGCAACCATACCAATCACTGACGAGAACAAGATAGTTGAGATACTTGTCAAGTGGTGGCAGAAGAAGTACCCAATGGCTGAGGGTCAGCGTAACCACAATGCCTACATCTTGGCTATGGCGTTCAATGACTTTGGGATTAACAAGAGCCTTGCCTCCTACGTGCTGAACCAATTCGCAACGGATGACTTCCCACTTCGTGAGATTCAGACAACGATTGACTCAGCATACAAGCATACTGCAAACTTCGGTACGAAGTACTACGAGGATGAGGAGAGGGTAAACCAAATCAAAGCGAAGTTGAGGAGAGGTGTATCAAAAAAAGAGATTCGCTACCAATTGCAAGACTCCAACTTGGATAGCGAGACTATTGACGCTGTACTAAATAAGGTTGAGGAAGAGAATGCGAAGCAGACATTTTGGGACAGGAACGATAGAGGAGTTATAAAAATCGTACATATCTTGTTCAAACAATTCTTGGAGGACAGCGGATTCTACAAGTATTGTCCTGAAGGTGGCAAGAACTACGTGTTTGTAAAAGTTACTAACAACTTGATTGACCATACCTCAGACAAGGAGATTAAGGACTACGTGCTTGGGCACTTGCTTGAGTTGGATGATGTGGCGGTATACAATTACTTCGCTGACAATACGAGATTCTTTAAGGAGGAGTTCTTGTCAATGCTGAGTACGATTGACATCTACTTTATTGAGGATACCAAGGACTCAGCCTACTTGTACTACAAGAATTGTGCGGTTAAGATTACCAAGGATGAGGTTATTACGATAGATTATCTTGACCTTGGCGGTTACGTGTGGAAAGACCATGTGATTGATAGGAACTTTTCCATGTGCGATGTCACCGGAAACTGCGACTTCAAGAGATTCATAAAGAACATTTGCGGTGGTGATGATAGCAGGGTAAAGGCAATGGAGAGCACGATTGGATTCCTACTTCACGGGTACAAGAACCTATCATTCTGTCCGGCAGTGATTCTGAATGACGAGGTCATTAGCGACAACCCTGAAGGTGGTACGGGTAAGGGATTGATTATGAACGCCCTCAGCAAGATGAAGAAGTTGGTGGTTATAGATGGTAAGTCATTCACGTTTGAGAGAAGCTTTGCCTATCAGTTGGTGTCTGCTGACACTCAGATACTTTGCTTTGATGATGTGAAGAAACACTTCGACTTCGAGCGTCTGTTCAGCGTAGTCACTGAAGGGTTGACTCTTGAGAAGAAGAACAAGGATGCCATCAAGATACCATTCAGCAAGTCTCCCAAGATTGCCATAACCACGAACTATGCCATCAAGGGGTCAGGCAATTCATTTGCAAGACGCAAGTGGGAGTTGGAGTTGCACCAATATTATACCAAGGCATTCACGCCATTGGATGAGTTTGGCAAGTTGATGTTTGGAGATTGGAACGATGACGATTGGTGTGAGTTTGATAACTATATGATAGGTAGTCTAAAGAACTACTTGAGGACGGGATTGGTCAAGTCTAAGTTTGTCAACTTAAAGATTCGTCAGTTGTCAGCGGAGACCTGCCATGACTTCATTGAGTGGTGCGGATTGGTTGAGGGTCAAGTAAAGAATACAAGCTTGGAGGTTGGTGTTAGGTTGTACAAGCAAGACTTGTACTACGAGTTCATCAGCGAGTATCCTGACTACGGACCAAAAGCCAAGATGACCATCAGCAGGACTAGGTTCTACAAGTGGTTAATATCGTATGGCATCTTCAAAGAGAACTCAGTTCCGGAAGAAGGAAGGGATTTGACGGGTAGGTGGATAATAATTCATAAGAAAAAGGAGCAGGATGAAGAAGCTGATTGATAGAAACCTTGGGTATAGTGACTACGATATGTGGCAATATTGCGAGAGTTTAAAAACAATAATGATGACAACAAAGGATACCATCGTAGGACGAGGCAAGACAAAGGAGACTGTAAAGGTTAAGAAGTATTCAAACAGCAACGAAGAGGTTCAACGTATTGTAGATAGTTGCGAGTATTACAAAAGCCTTCATGAGAAGATTGGTCGTGTTGAGTTCAGAGATTATCAGTTGCAGATTATAGAGAATGGTGTAGGAATCCTGCTTAAAAACAGGTTCCTATACCTTGCGATGGAAGTTAGAACGGGAAAAACATTGACGAGTCTTGGCATTGCTGACAAGATTAACGCAGACAATGTTCTGTTCATAACCAAGAAGAAGGCTATCAGTTCTATTCTCTTAGACTTTGAGTTGCTATCACCATCATTTTCTCTATGTGTGATAAACTATGAAAGTCTGCATACCATTGACCCCGATACAAATTGGGACTTGGTAATCTGTGACGAGGCTCATGGCATGGGTGCGTTTCCTAAACCAAGTAACAGAGCAGAGGCGGTAAAAGATTTGATTGATAAGAATGACTCAATGGTTATCCTTCTGTCGGGCACTCCAACGCCTGAGTCATACTCACAGATGTACCATCAAGTGTATGGCATACCGGGAAATCCATTTCAAGGATGCCGTAACTTTTATAAGTTTGCACAGACCTACGTTAAGGTCAAGCAGCGTAAGGTAAATGGTATGCTTGTCAATGACTACTCAAACGGATTGGATACTATCATTGAATTGATGAAGCCGTATACCATTAACTACACGCAGGCTCAAGCAGGGTTCTTGGCTAAGACTATTGAGGAGGTGTTGTATGTTGATATGAAGCCGTCAACTTACAGCATGATTAAAAGACTCAAGAAGGACTTGGTTATAGAGGGCAAGACTGAGGTGATACTTGCCGACACTCCCGTTAAACTTATGATGAAGGTTCATCAGCTTTGCTCAGGGACAATTAAGTTTGAGAGTGGTGCGTCAATGATTGTTGATACCACCAAGGCTGAGTTTATCAAGAACCATTTTACTGATTGTAAGATTGGAATCTTTTATAAGTTCAAGGAGGAGTTGGAAGCATTGAAGCAGGTATTCGGTGACGAGCTAACTACTGAGCTAAGTGTCTTTGAAGACACGAATAAAAACATAGCTTTGCAGATTGTTTCAGGTAGGGAGGGCATCAGCTTGAAGGAAGCCGACTACTTGGTGTACTACAACATTGACTTCAGTGCTACGAGTTATTGGCAGAGCAAGGACAGGATGACCACCAAGGACAGGAAGTTTAACCATGTCTATTGGGTGTTCTCAAAGGGTGGAATTGAGGAAGATATATACAAAGCAGTTACTAAAAAGAAAGATTTCACATTATCTCACTTTTCAAAAACAATAAATAACAACAATGAACTATAAAAAAATTGAAGGATATGAAAACTATATGGTATCAGACACGGGTATGATACTAAATATAAAAAGAAACAAACATCTTGTTAATGTAGTTGCAGGCAGATACATGATGGTTCTTTTATATAACAACAATAAAAGGAAATCGCATTATGTACACAGATTAGTTGCAGACGCTTTCTGTAAAAAACAAAAAGGTAAAGACTGTGTAAACCACAAAGACTTAAATAGGTATAACAATAGTGCATCTAATTTAGAATGGGTATCATCAAGTGAAAATAGAATTCACTTTGTTTTATCAGATAAATTCAAACCAAGGAAATATACAGAAAAACAAAAAAAACAATTAAAAGAAAGACTTAATAAAAAAGTATTATGTTTAAAGACAAATAAAGTATTTAAATCCATGGGAGATTTTTCTAAATATAAAAAAATATCATTGACTCAGGTAAGTCAAAAATTAAATAATATTTACAGCAATAATTTAAATGCAATTTTTTATTAAAACATTTTCAAAATGAAGAAGTGTCCAAGATGTAAAGAAGAAAAACCGAAGACAGAATTTCACAAAAGCAATACAAGGTTAGACAAGTTAGCCGTCTATTGTAAAGTTTGCGAGAAGATTAAAAAGATTAAAAAGGTTGACAAGTATTCAGATTTGTACGGATTAATTTAAAACAAATATCATGGAAAAGTTGATAAAAAAAGCACACGATAAAATAACAAGAACAAAGGGGCGTGAATACGCCCCCACTGCTCTTGAGATAGAAAATGAAATCAACAAATCGTTGACTGCAGTTGATTGGTTGGTTAAAGAACTTGAGCTTGAAGGATACGACTACACTGTTCAACAAGCAAAGGAAATGGAGAAAGATAATATGCATAAGTGTGCATCATTTTGGAGAGGCAAGGAGAATGAAATAGATAAACCAATGTTTGAAATTTATTATAACGAAACCTTTAACAAATAACATGGCACAATAAAAATGCGTATAAATGCGTAGTCTATTGCACAATTATTTAATCAACTTTACAAAAAACAAATAACATGAATCAGACAGGAACAACAACAATCTCTTGGAAACCATCAGTAGAAGTAAGGAAAAAACCAATGAGTGCGGTTATGCAATTATTGAATTTTATCTTGGTTGAACGCAGACAGGAAGATGGTTCAATTAAATTTCATGGTCACGAGGATTTCGGCAGATTTCTTCAGATTGAAAAGGACAATTTGAAAGATGCTCATTTAGATGGTCAATCATTAATTGATTATAAGAATGAATATGCTGAAGCCTATTACAATGAAACATTTAACGAAACCTATAACAAATAAACAATATGACACCACAAGAAAAAGCAATTAGCCTTGTAAAATCAATGAGTATAAGCGATAGCACTCATTTGAATAGAAATCAGTATGCAAAACAATGTGCATTGGTTGCAGTAGATGAATTGCTTAATGAGTATAATACTCCAATATACCCAAAAGGCACTTACTACGGGAATAAGTATTTATTTTGGATGGAAGTAAAACAAGAAATAGAAAAACTATGAGCGGAGGAAGATTCAACTACGACCAATATAAGATAGGCTACATAGCTGAAACTATCGAGAAAGCCATAGAGATGAGTGGCAAGCCAAAAACTAGGCAAGAACTCAAGGAAGAGTCATGGCATGGCGATGAATGGTATAAGAAGTATCCTGAAGACCTGTGTCACTACAAATATCCCGATGAGGTTATCGAAAGGTTCAAGTTAGCTGTCAAGTATTTAAGGATAGCTGAGGTGTATGCTCACAGGATAGATTGGCTACTGTCAGGAGATGATGGCGAGGAGTCGTTCCTTGAAAGATTGGATAAAGATTTAAAAAAAATGCGTATAAGTGCGCACCTAACCGACACGATGATTAAATAACTTTACAAAAACAAATAATATGTCACAAAATTCAGGATGGGAATGCCCTAAATGCAGAAGGGTGTATTCTCCATACACAAATCAATGTTCGTATTGTCCACAACAGATACAAGTTTCTTCAACTGCAAATACATCCATATCAAACTTTCATTTGTTTGAAGAAGATGAAACAACCTCTCAATGTAAAATTTGTGGACTACCAAAATTTAGACATCCTCTTCATACAAAAACAAAATAAAAATGGAAACAAGTAACAACAACACAAAAGTGTTTGAAACTATTGATTTTTCAAACAGAGAATTTCTAATAGAAATGAGACAAGCTGCCCTTTCTCATTCAATGACTCCAGCAATGGATTCATATTGGAAAAGAGCTTTCATACAACTAGCAGATGCATTTGATAGACTAGATGCTATGGTTGCAAGAACAGAATTAAAATAGAAAAACAAATGATATACCAAGACTTCAGCACTTGTATAATAAAACAAGATGCTGATGGAGATTACAAGTGTTCAGTAAAAAGAAAAGGAGTATGGATACATACATTTGGCAAGACTGAAATGGATGCCTTTAACTCTATGTTTGACCTGATAGAAGAAATGAATAACAATCAAGACAAATAAACTATGGCACAACAGCATGAATTTATGTTAGGTGAATCTGGCGGTGAGACAGCAGTCAATTGGTTACTATATGAATTACAAGACCAATTCCCCAAAGAACTATCACAAATGGATGATTCCAAATTTGAAGCAATATTTAAGAAAGCAAGACAGATTGAACAACAATTGCTGAAAGAAATGTATTTAAGAGGTATTGAAAACTATGACCTAACATTTAAAAGAAGATAAAATGACACACAAACTGATTAAAACAGACAACTACCTATTGGTAGTAGATGATTCGGGGATTGAAGTAGGTGATTACTATTGGAATAAAGAATATCCATCACAAGTATATAAACGACATCATTACAACACATCTTCTGATTACAAAAAAATCATTGCCCACCTCCCACTCAACGGTTCACCCATCCTTGAAGGTGTAGACTTACTACCACCTATTGAGGATGATGTTGAGATACTTATACCCTTTCCTGAATATCATTGTAGAGATGGTAGAGAGATAAAGACTTGGATGGATGGTTGGGAAGAAGGTCATAAAGAAGGTTATCAAGTTGCCCGTGAGAAGTATAAGTACACAGAGAAGGATATTACAATTCTTAGGAATACTCTTGTCGGTATATTACCAACAACAAATCCTACTGCTTGGGAGATAATTAAGGCTATTAAAAACTATACAGTATGGTTTGATGAATACATCCAATCCCTCCACCAATACCCAACAGAGTTTGAGTGTGAGATGGTAGACTTCACAGTAACTAAAGAAGTTGATTACAGTATAACTTATAGTGAACATGAACTTAAACCCAAAACAATCACCACCGCCCAAGGAGTACAATGGGTGGGTAAATACAAGTAAACATGTACTATAAACTTAAATTGGAATACGTGGACTATCTTAATAACACTATTAAATCTACTGAAGTTTGGGTAACAGAAGAAGAGCTGAGTAGTAGCAATAGTATTGATGGTTTAAAGGCAGCTGCTGAGCGACTTATTGATAAGTATAGAAGTGATAATTACAAAAACAAAGACCATGAACAAAATAGAAAGAGCAATAGAAGACACGAGAACTGAACTTAAAAGATTAAGAAACAATAAACTCTGCATTGATGCAAAAATAGAAGCATTAGAAGAACAATTAGAATCACTTGAAAGTATAGAAAGAACTAATTCAATACCACATTATATTCCAAGCGTAGTGGTAACTAAAGAAGAAATAGCAATGAAGAGATTTGATGATTGGAAGTTGTACAACAAAGACAACTTTGACTTAACAAATGAATGCACTTTCACCGATGGATTTTCAAGAGGTGCATTGTGGATGCAAGGACAATTAAATCAAAACAAATAAACTATGGCACAACAAACAGACATTGAGATAATAAAAGTAGAGGCAAAAGAGGTAGCTATCAGCACTAATAAAACCTTTTATGTATGTGCCTATTGGAATAAACATGGTATTTTGAGTTTCAACACCCCATCGGAATCAAAAGAAGACCAAGAGAGATATGCTTTATTAATGAGCAAATACGTAGAACATACTTGCATATATAAGTTTGATATTGACATACCTAAATACAAATAACATGGCACTAACAATCGCAACAATATCTCTTTGCCTATTCATCGTATTGATACAACACCTATTTAATTGGTATATTAGGAAACTTAATGATATAATGGAAGAGCACGGAGGTGGATTAATTATAGCATCAAGTGTATTAGTATTCGGTATAACCTATGTTCTATTCAAACTATTATTAGAAATAAACAAATAAACTATGGCACAAACAGAAGACGTATACGAGAAGTTTGACAGAATGCTTATTCTAGGAAATGAAATAATAGAAGACATTAAAACAAGGATTTCCGTAAACCCTGACATTGTTGAGATGCAGGAAAATAGTTGGCTATATAGTATAATGTCTAACATATTAGACGACAATAGAATAAACGATTTGAAAGATAGACTTAAGTTATTTGATAATGAAATTAATACACAATGGGAAAACAAACAGCAGTAAATTGGTTGGTTGAAGAAGTAAATTCAGATTGTCTTAACTCCTCATTTATAAGACCCGAACTTATTGAGGAGGCAAGTATAATGTTTTATAATCAAATGATTGACTTTCATAAATGGATGATTGAGAATGATACAGAAGAAAATGCAGAAATCTATTTTGGATATTCATATATTGATATGCTAAATAAATATTATAAGGACAGTTATGACCGAGCAGCAGATACAGAGTAAGAGGATAAAGGAGTTAGAGGCTCAGGGATACTACGTTATTAAGCTTATTAGGACTAATAAGAATGGTATCCCTGACCTCATTGCTATACCACCAAACTCTGACGTGCTGTTCAGCGAAATCAAAAGACCGGGCGGAAAGCTTTCAAAGTTGCAGGAATTTAGAATCAAAGAACTTAATCAAATCGGAATTAAAACAGAAGTGTATGGAAAGGAATGATTTAGAGGTGCTACGTGATATTATAAATATGGTTCTAGTAACAGACGTAACTGCAAAGAAAAGAATGAGATACTTAGTAGAGGGAAGGATGATTTTTGCAAAGATACTCAGAGAGTATGGGTACAGTCTGAACAGAATAGGTTCATTTTTAGGCAAAGATTATACCACCATAATACACTACACTAGAACAATAAATAAACTATTGGATGTAGATATTGAGATACTAGGTAAGTATACAAAGTGCAGGGAGTTGTTTATACTAGAGAAGCAGCCAACTGAAGAGTTGACAACAGAGTATGATTTAAAGAATGAGATATTCAGATTAAGCACTAAAATTGCCTACCTGATAAATGAAAACACTTTGTTGAAAGAAAAGATGGCAAATATGAAGAAAGACTTGGCAGGTAATGATAAAAGATTAAATAGAATTGTTAATTTTATAGACGAAAATACTCCGGTAGGTCATGAGTTTATAATTGAAAGGAAAATAAGGAACATGTTTGATGAATAAGGAGCAGCAATATGAAAGGGGTCGAAGAATTTCGTTTATGACGGAGGGATACCACGACCTTGTCACTAAAATTTACGATAATTTGGTAGACAAGCAATATATTGACGCACGGATTAACATCAAATCGCTAATGCGAGACCTTAGAGAAGCAATTAAAATAATGGAGGATGATGATTTTTGAAACAGAGCAAGACCTAATAAGGGAGAAGAAGGCAATTGAAGTATTCGTAAAGATTTTTGAAGGGTCATTTAAAAAGTTAGACCCACACGATATAGACTACAAAGTCTTTGACAAGGAGGGTAAACTAATCTCATACGTTGAGGTGAAGGGTCGAATAAGAACCATGCATGATGCATACCCTCTACCTATATCAGCGAAGAAGCTTGTCAAGTTGGTTGACAAGAGGATAACGCCCGTAATAATTTGGGCGTGTGAGGATGGTATTATCTACGGCAAAGCGAATCAACTTGAAGGAACACTAAAGTGGGGAGGTCGCCCTCCCCGTGAAAGTGCTACCTCAGACGATGAGCTTATGGTGTATTACGATAAGCAGAGAGGTCTGAAGTATGTAAGGTTTGTCTAGAGTTCTCTTCGCTTTCTTTTGAATGTTCCGTCAGAGTTCCTTGCTCTTTTCTTTTTCTTGGGAGCAGTGTAGTCATACTCTTCGTCTTCCATTCTCCTAATCTCTTGGTTCAATAACTTCTCTGCTTCTTTTTCTGCCTCATGCTCTCTGAACCATTTAGAATCCTCTCCAAAGTTTTGCTCCCATAAGTCTTTGTTGTACCTCTTGAGTTCTGTTTCGGTATCATACTCTTCTCCGGTTGCAGGGTCTACGAGTAAAGACTTCTTTAAAGAACGCTCAGCTTTGTTTTTCTTTTCAATCTGAGTCTTCTGCTGTGAAGTTGCTTTAAGTTCCTTTATCTTCTCATTTATAGCATTAAGAATTTCGGGGTCAGATGTTTCTTGTTTTACATTCTCAAACGCTTCTAGCTTCTGCTGTTTATTCTCTTCTCTATCTTCTGTTCTTTCTACCTTTTCTTTCTTCTCTTGAGAGCTTTTCCTTGCCTTTTTTGAATCCTTAATACCATATCTAACAATGCTGTTAACCTCAGATGGAGCAAGTCCAACATTTGTCATTAATGCAGGAACAATAAGCATCTTCAGAGCGTCTTGTGCATCAGAAGATATTGTCTTCTTTTTGCCAAAGTCATCGGTATATTCTCCTGTTACAGACAGTTTTATTATTTCAGCTAATTGAGATGCCCGTTCAAGAGATATACCAAACAAACCTGCACTTTGGAAGTACTCTCCTGATTTTGGAGAGTACATAGCAACAGGAAGTTCTGTTACATCCTCAATTTGTTGTGTTATAGCAGCACCTATCTCTTGAATTGGCTTATCTAAAATAGGCAAAGGAGAGAAGATGTCAGTAAATGTTCCTGTCCTAGCACCCTTTATAATGTTGTCAACCCTCTTTTCATACTCCTCATCATCCTCATCTATCCCCATTATTGCCTTTGACAAACTGCCTAACAATATTGATATGCCGATTGACACCAATCTAAATGTTGCCACCTCAACACCAAATCCTGCAAGAGACCTTGCTGCTATGTCCTTATCTTCTTTTGAAGATGTCTTATTGGTTAATGTAGCAAGGTCAGCACCCAACCTAGATGCTTGGTTCATTCTGAAGCTAGCAAATGGCATTATTGTTTTAACCAACAATTGAGTTGACGATTCTCTGCTTGCAAAAAACTTTCCTGCTAGGTCTGAATCTGACACGTTCTGTTGCCTATCAACCATACGCTGAGCGTAGTTGGCAGCATCCTCATTTAGTTTATGAGTAGAGTAGTCTAAATCTTTTGTATCAATACCCTGCTTTTGCAAAGATTGTTCATAGTACGTAAGCCAAGATGCTCTAGCAATAAATACATCCGGCTTAACCAAGAATGTATCTAGCCACCACTTGTTCAGTTTTTCAATGCCATTGATAAGCTTTTCACCCTTAGACTTTGATACCTCTTCTACCAACTTATTTAATGACTCTACTTGTGCCTGAGACTCAATACCTCTATTGGCAATTGAGTATCCTGAATTATTAATAAAGTCGTTCTTAGCTTTATTAAATGTTGCAGACAAGTCTAGCTTACCTTTTGCATTGACAAGAGTGTTAAGCATAACAGGAATAACCTGCTTGAATGGTTGAGTAAAACCACCCAACGCTTGACCAACACCAATGGCGGCAATCTTATTAAGTTTCTTTACTACCGAAGCTAACTCATCATTAGAATAAGGATTCTTATTCCTTATGTTTCTAATGTACATATCAATCCTTCCCGGTTTTCCTTTTTTACCCTTTATGATTTCTGCATCATCAGAATTAGGAAACACGCTTTCAAAGTCAGGAGAGTTCAAGAATGCTTCAATCTGTCTTATAGGTGCAGCAGTATTAATGTCAACCAATGCATCATACATTGAGTTTGCATTGTTATTATCAAATGACAAATCAATATACCTACCCTTAGACAATGAGTCGGGTCTAACTGCTTCCATCAAAACGCCTGTCTCCCTTTGGTATAAATCGTTTGTTCCGCTATTGACCAAGAACGCAGACTCACTATTGCTAATCTCTACAGCACCCGTATCTGAGCTAAGCGTAAAGAACCTATCAGGGGTGTAGTTAATATCCTTGTCTAGTTTTTTATTGTATACGTTTTCAGCTACCTCAGCTAATTGGTCGTATTTATTGTTCCACTCATCCAACCAAAAGTTAATACCTTCTAGGTTTACTTCGTCTACTTTCTTTTTTACTTCTTCAATTGTATTTGAATCTGCTAGTATATTATCGTAAACTTTTTGATATAGTTCAGCTTTAGCCTTCTCTTTGTCATTTCCTTTTTTAAGTGCAGTTATTGATTCTTTTATAAGACCTTTCCTTCTATTGAACTCAGCCTTCATCTCCTGCTCAGTACCAATAACATTCCTCATCATAAAGGCTGCCATGCCCCTTTCAGTGTTGTTATATGAAGAGTTAAATGCTTCTCCATTTGCTTTCTTATCGTAGAATAAATTAACAAATCTATCTACAATTTTATTGGCTTCTGTTTGCGCAGCTGCTTTCTTATTGATAAGCTTTGTTAATCCCATCTTATCCATCACCATGCCTCCTGCAGTAACACCTTTAAACATTCTTTCAAAAAGAACATTAAGGTTTGTGGTCTGCTCTCCTAAGAATCTTGCAAGCAATGGAGAGCCGTACTTCCTTAGTTTAAAAGCTTTTATTCCCTTTGCCTTAAGTTCTTTTGTACCTACAATTCCATTGTATTGTGAAACGACAGCCTCCATCCTTGCAGTAGATTGATTCTGCAAGAAGTTAGCAAGAGCGTCAACAGCCTGAAGTGCTTCTTTAGGACTAAGAACATTCAAGTCCATAGCCATGAACCTATTAACCACATCCTTTTGAGAGTCAGTGAACTTAACATCCTCACCCGTGAATGGGTCTTTGCCTGTTCTCATCGCATCCTTTATGATGCTTGAGTATATACCAAACGCTCTGTTAATAGTATCTCTGATGATGCCCTCATTGTATTTGGTAATAGGTTTATCACTCTCTAACAGCATCATCATATCGTCATAGCTAAACTCAGATACGTCAATTCCCATAAGGCTTTGTATCTCAGCAGCCTTTTCTGCACGCATCATTTTGTCTTGAGCGTCCAACGTATCCTTAATATATGCAGATGCATCTTGAACATTAACGGTACTAGCGAATGACACCTTCTGACCTCTAATGGTTGACCCTTTGATGGCTTCCTTTATCTTAGATGCCATCTCATTATACTCGTCAATGTCTTTAACCATTGATGGGTCTATCTTGATAAACTCCTGACCCAAGTCTCTGAGGTTGGCATCTTTGTCTTTGTTCTTTGAAAGCTTGGCAATATCTCTCTTGGTGCTCTTTGCTGAACTCAACTTTGAATTATACTCAGCATCGTTAAAGACCTTGGTCATGTAATCAACAAACTTTGACACTGATATTTCGCTGAGCATATTTACCTTACCAAACCTTGCAACAATGTTCGCTGCTTGGCTGACAGTAATCTTACCGGTCTTTTGCAGGTCACGGATTTCATTTGCCAAATCTTTGGCTGCGTCTTTTGACAACTGCCTTATCTGACTTATGATTTTAAGCTTGTCTTCCCTAGACACATTTGTAATGTCTTTTAGTGCACCAAGGATACGACCTATAGACGGGGCTCTTCTAGCAGGAGCACCTGCCTTTGCCCTTGCTTCCCTTTCTAGGATTTTCTTTTGTGCATCATTTGCATTTTGGTATACCTCTGAGTTCCTAACAAGGGTATCAATGTTGCTAATCATTCTAGCTTCAGGAGTGCCTCTTCTTCTTTGGCGTTCAATCATAGCACCAACCTTATCCATCAACTCATTGAAACCATCTTGAATCTCAGATATGTTAAGTATATCCTTGACCAATTGCTGAGAGATGTTATTGTCAGCAGATACTTTCCTGATGGCATCACGTAGCATCATACCACCCTTGACCAATGCCTTAAGTGTTTTCACTACTAATTGTACAGTAGATAATGGTAATGCAAGTAGAGCATCGTTAGCACCACCACGAAGCCTTTTTGTTATTGCATTATCTACTTTATCAAGAGCGTTTAGGACACTGAGCATATTATCCTCGTTATCCATATCCAAATCAAGCATCGCTTCAATTGAGGATAAGTCTTCTGCAGTAGGTCCGGCTTCCTCTTCTACAACAGGTTTTGCTTTTGGTTTTGGTGGCTGCTTTTCTTCCATGTCAGCAGCCTTTCCTTCTGTCCATGTCCACTTGGGCATAAGACCTACCTTCTGTTCTGCAAAAACAGTGTCCTCAACTTTCGCTGTTTTGTTCTGCTCTCCATTAGGTCCGTAGTTCAACCATGAATTCTGTCCTCTTGTCTCGCTTGTTATAGCACCAATAGCTGAGCCTGTAAATAATCTTACGTGAGCTTGCCAAGCATTCTCTTCTCCCCTTGCTCTAAATCCTGCACCTTCTAAGCCATGACCAAACGCATCATGTACTGCACGGAAAAGGTCATTGGCTAATACTGTTTTCATTTCACCACCCGGTCCACCAACCGCCCATTTCAATCCCGTGTCAGCTAACATTGGATTGTTTTCTACATCTATTTCAGTTAAACCACCATCACCATATCCATCTGTAGTTGGGAATACACCCATCTCTTTATTCTTTCGCAAATCACGGATAGCATTATATGGAGTTGATGCATACTCAGCATTACTAGGTATGTTCAAATCCATAAACCAAAACTTATATCCTGCATCTTCCAATGCCTTGTATTGGGCAATTGTTTGCTTGATAAGGTTCTGATACGCTTCCTTTACTTTGGGATTCTGTGGGTCATTAGCCATTGCCTCATAGGCATCAGCTATTCTCTTTGCTCTTTTCTCGTCTACTTTGACGTACTCTGCCTGTCTTTTGAAGGGGATTCCGTTGTCTTTTGCATATTGTTCTGCAACGGCAACAAGTTGTGGGTCCGGTCCGTTAACGCCCGGAACTGACGGTGCACCTTCAAGAGGCGTAATTGGGCTGCTCTCTGTCCGTCCTGTTCTGTCTCCGGTTGGTTGGGGTCGTACTGTTTCATCTTTTGCTAATTTAGTTTTTTTCTTTGATTCAGCCTTAGCTTTTTTTGCAGCTTCTTTTTCAGCAGCCTTGGCTTTTCTTTTTACTTCCTTATCAAACTCTTTCTTTCTTGTCTTATTAATTTTATTTACAAGAGCCTTCTTTGCTTCTTCTTTAGTATCGTATCCATCTTCCGATAGTTGAATACCATCCTCGTCTTCAACATTCCAAGTGACATCACCGTATTCATCAGTAAGTTTTGTAAGACCACCAACAGTGTCTCCGTTTTCATCCTCTAATGAAACTGTTATGGATGAAAGATATGTAGACATTCTACCACTTTCTAACTCCCTTTCATCTTCTTCGTAATTAGTGGCATTGTCTCTTGTAAACTTGCTATGAGACAATTCACTTTCAGTTATTGGGACGTACTGCTCTACCTCAAGTACTGCTTCAGCAACGGGTGCAACCTCCTGTGTCTTTGAGGACACTATAGGGTTAGCTTGAAGGTCTGCTTCTAAGTCAGCAATGCTTTGCTCAATATATGATATGCTACGTTCTTGGGATTTCTTTGCCTCTTCAATAGTCTGTCCTCTTGTAGCACTTCTTTCCTCTAGGTTTTCAGACTTAATAAAGTCAAGCAAGTCTTTTGAACTTTGCAATGCAGCTAACCTTGGGTCTTGGTCGTACAATTCTTTGTACTCATAATTTGGCTTTTGAGATTCAGTCTTCTCATCCTCAATAATATTTTGAACACTTAACTGTGCCCTTTTCTTATCCTTCTTTTCCTCTACAGATGCATCAAAGTCATCCAACTCTTTCTTGGCTGCATTGTATTCTTTTATTGCTGCCTCAGTATCATCTGCCCTCGCCATGTTCTTCTTGGCTTCAAATACTTTATCGCTAATCCTATTCCTTTCAATGTCTTGGTCTACTTCTTCTTGGACGACTTCTGCTTGGACACCTTCTTCGGTAGTGACTTGAGGTCCTGCTTCGGGTTCTCCTTCCGCCACTTCTCTGCCACCTTCGGTTCTTGACTGTACAGGTACTTGACCTGCTGTTTGCTTTTGAACATCTTGTTTTGTTTTTAAGTCTTGTAATTCTTTTTCTATTTCAACTCTTGCATCTTGAGATAGTGATGTAAAGCCTGTCTCTGCAAGGTTACTGTCAGCACTTGAAAGTATTCCCTCCAACTCAGCAATCCTAGCTGTATTATCTACCTCTTCGGTTAGTTGATTCTCTTGAATGTTTTTTATCTGAGACCTTATTGCAGCAGCTTTGTCCTTACCGGTTTGTGTTGTATTTCCTTCTAGCTTTCTTAACTCCAACTCTAATTTAGTGATGGCATCAAGACTAGTCTCATTGAGGTCGGGATTCCCTTGTCTTACCTGCTCCTTAATAGATGATGTTACAATCTTATCCTGTAACTTGGTATTAAGTTCGGGGTCATTCTCTATCTCAATGTTTGCCCTTAGCAAGTCAGTGGCATCCATATTATCAATCATCTTATTGATAATCTCAGGAGACTTTACAGATACACCACTAATCTTATAAGAAGATACACCACCATTAGCTGCTTGAGATTCAAACTGTGCAATTTGGTTTTCTACAACCTGTGCCTCCTCTTCTCTTCCTTCGCTTCTTAATATTTTTACGTTAACACCCATGGCATTAAGCAAGAAACCAACACCAAATCCTACACCACCTGCTTCACCAATACCATCAAACATCTTTTGATTCGAATCGTAAATATCTTGTGCTGTTAAGTTTGCGTAGATACCTTGGAGAACCTCAGTGGTCATCTCCTCAATACCTCCTACAATACCTGAAACTCCTTTTGTCTTAATGTAATTGCTGATACCACCTGCACTTGCCTTCTCGAATCGTTTCAAGAACTGCATGACAGGTATCTTCTCTAGCACTGAGCCAACAGCTGCGTTCTTGTAAAATGCTTCAAACGCTTGCTCGTCTGTTGCCCCTGCTGCCTTCGCCCTTTCAAATTCTCCTTGACCCATTGCCAAGCCGGCACTTACTGCAGTTGGACTAGCTAGTTCAGAACCCAATGTCTTTAAAGCTGACACTGCTCCTGCTGCAGTTGGTGCAGTTTGTGCCGCCAATGCTGATTTCGCTGCAGCTGCTGCGGTTGGAGCTTTTGATGCTAATCCTGCAGCACCTTGCGTAACAACTAGTGATGCAACCTGTCCAAACGCTTGACCAAATTGGTCGGTCAAGCTATTCTTAAACTCTTCATCTTGAGGAGTTAGTTCGTCAATTGTTTTATTGAAATAGTCACCAAACCTAATGAGTGCATCACTAACAAATCCTTTTCCTGTAACACCCTCTAAAGCAGTACCTAATCCTTTTACGGGACTACCTATAAGGTTCTTGTAGAAACCTTTATCTAATGATGATACGGTATTTAATATAGTACCCTGTTTGCCTTGGTCGCTAGCAGGCACATAGTCTTTAGTTCTCTCTAGTCCTGTTATGCCCATTGGACCAACCGCAAGTTTCTCTGCATCTTTTACTGCAACAGGCTTAGTTGGTTTTGCATATTCCAATGAACCAATGCCCAATGGTAAATCCGTAGCATTTGGGTTTGGGCTTGGAGGGAGGACGACCTCTTTTTTTTTTATTTCTGTAGTACCAATCCCAAATTCGGGGAACTTGGATAGCAACTCATCTTCTGTGGCATACTTTCCACTATTTGATGTAGTTACAAAATCCCTTAAAGCATCAATACTATATCCTTTAAGTTCAGGGAATTTTGATAACAAGGTAGCCTCATCACTATACTTTCCACTATTAGATGTAGTTACAAAATCTCTTAATGCTTGTCTTAAGTCCGGCATGCTTAATTTTTTATTTTAATTTTATCTATCCCTTCCCGGTTTCATTGTTGATTGAACTGCAGGTTTTACTGCAGCAGGTGCTGCAGTTGAAGTTACATTATTTAGTTGTATAAATTGTTGAAGGTCATCAACTGCAGCTTCTGCATCATCCTTTTTCATATTTGCGTTATATATATACTTTGTAACTCCGTCAGGTGCAGTAACTTCAACATCATTACCTAGAAGTCCTCCTATGTCTTTAACCACAAAACCTTTTGGTAAAATTGATTGTAGATTTACACTTGACTTTTCTGACTTGCTAGTAAATATTGAAGGATTTATCACTGCAGTAAATTCTTCAGCAGGAGCAGTTCCGCTAATTATTGATTCTCCTGTTGATGTTCTATTCAATCCACGACCCCTATTAAATTGTTTTGAAAACCCTACAATATCATCTTCGTTAAGGGTATTTACATTTGTTGCACTTACTATTGCTTTAGCCAAATCATCAGGAGTATTATTCTTAAATAGGTAGGGAACTTCTCCTCTTTTTGTTTTTACATATATTCCATTTTCATCTCTTCTCAATCGTACTCCCAATCCTCCAAAATATCCATAAGCACTATTTACTTGGTCGTCATTACCCGTTAAAAGGGAAGATAGATTTTCTGCAAAGTTTTTTGCTTCTCTTTTCTTATCAGCACGGTCTAGCTCACCTTCTGATGGTGGTCTTGGCTGTTGAAGCTGTGCCTGTGCTGTAGGCTTAATCTCAACCTCTCTATCAAGCATTATCCTAAACTTTTCACGAAGAGCATTTTTAGCTACTTCCATTTGTGCATCATCAAGTTGAGCAACAGGTCTACCTGCAGGACTATTTTTAAACAATATAACATTACCACCTGCTTCTTTAGGGTCCCAAGTGTATGTATAGTTTTTTTTATTCTTTGGGTCAATGTTTACATAGTCGTAAAGAACCGACATGGCATCATCAGGACTAGATAATACTGAATCGAGATATGTGTCTTCTGCTCTTTGATAAAGAGACACAGCCTCTTTAGCCTCTACACCAAAATCTTTACGTCTTGTTATATCAATTATCTCAGTAATTGAACCACCTTGAGTAAGTGTACCCAATTTAATTATAGCATCTTTCTCTTTACCCAATACGTTTACTCCCGCTTGAAGAGTTTTTGATACATCCAACCTGTTGAACTTTCCTGTGATTCTATTCCTCATGGCATTTACCGTAGTAAAATTATTTGGGTTTTTACTCATCACATAAACCTCCTTGCCATCAACTATTTGTTTTTCTTTTTTTGCTATGTTAACAGTAAAGTCAGTTGGATTAATATATAATTCTGATTCATTAAAATTCGCAAATCCTTCAGCTTCAGCCATTAAATCAGCTTCAAATCCTGAAGATTCTTTTTTCTGAAACCTTTCCATTTTATTTTTATACTCAGCTTGGTACTCCTTGATGAGGTTAAAAGCTTGAGAAGTACCATCAGTTATGTTCTGACGCATAACCAAATAGTCTCTTTGCTTTAGCTGACCTGACTTAAGAAGCCTGTCCTGCATAAGCCTAGCTTGCTGAGCACTATCTGCATAGGTCAATGCCCATTGGTTTATACCTTGGTGTTCACCTTGAGGAGCATTTGCCAACGTCTCACCATATTCTCTTGTCGCCTTGTCAATAGCCGCCTTCTTCTCTTCACGAATCTTAGCCTCACTGCTAAGCATGTCGGTAAGATTTTTACCAACCTGCGACCAATTTATTTCATCACTCGCATTCCTCTCAGCATAACCGAAATATGTACCTGCCATCTTTTAATTATTTATTGTTTACTAACCACCAATACCCGGTATTGCAAATGCTCCTAATGTTGATGATGGAGAAAATAAGTTAGGGGATTTATACATATCAGGCATAAACGAACTTGCTGAAGTTGGGAATTGTGATTGTATTTTTCTTAATGTATCAGGATTAACTTTCCCCATAAAATCTTTAAATTGTAGCTCACTCATGTTTCCAACCCTGCTAAAGTCTACATTATCAACGACACCTAATAACCCGATACTTTTTTGAATATCAGATTGTTGAAGTCCCAATTTATTGGTTCCAAAATTTTCTATTTGACCTGTAATCCTAGCACTTGGTGTTTTTGCAAACAACGGCAAAGAAGTAGCAACTTGACCTGCAAGACTTGTAACGCCTGCCATACCTTGTGTTGTTGCTAGGTTTGCTGCTTGCTGAGCATCTCTTGCTGCAAGTTGAGCACCTTGTGCCGTAGCCAAATCAAGACCGGCTTGAGCTCCTGCAAGCCTTGCGTCTTCTGCAGCAGTAAGTTTCTCAAGACCTGCCATCTCTTGACCCATAGCACCTGCTATTTGGCGTTGACCGGCTTGCTGTGCCATCATAACCCTGCCTGCTGTAGCTGCTGCACCCCTCTCACTTTCTTGTCCTGCCTCAATAGCCTGTGCTCCTGCTGAAAGCAAAGCCTCACGCTCAAGTTCGTATGGTTCTTTTTGAATAGCTAGTTGCTCATAGAAATTTACATCAAGCTTTTTCCTTGCTGCAGACATTGCTTCAGCCGCTTCTGATTCTGCCTGACGCTGAAGTTTCCTTTGCTTACCTGCCTGTGTGAAAGACATAGCTGTTGTTCCTGCTGTTGCTGCTATACCAACTATTGCTGCTGTTGTAACTGCCATATTATAATACTTTAATCATTTCTCCTGTGTACCCATCGCCTTTTATATAACCTAATTCCTTATAGGTATCTATCAGACTTGGGTGTTTTATTAATGCGTAACCATATTTATGACCCGTATTTCTACTAATATTAGTCAGTGTATCTACGAGTAATGATAATGCCTCTTTCCTGTGTGGTTTCTTCCTATAATCCTTGTTGGATACTATCCAATCAATCCAAGCCACCTTTGAATTGGTGGTATACATAAACCCTGCACAAACCGGAACCTCTTCATCTAAAACCATTATACCTGCTGTCCCATCCCCCGGGAGGAAGTCCTTTTCAGGAGGAGTCCATCCCCAATCCTTCCACCACCCCACCAAAATGGTGTCGTAATCATTTATGTTCAATGGTCGTATATTAAGTGCCATCTACACAAAGATATTGAAAATTTTAAGGATAACTTTTCATTATACTAGACTCAGTAGCAAACAACTCAATCTTACTAGCGGAGTCATTTTCCAACTCAAAAACACAATAATGTCCTAAAACTCCATGAGATTCTGCTACCGAATTCTTAATATACATGATATATGGATTCTGTATTCCCGGTATAGTTGCTCCCGGTATTGTCGTATCCACTGTAATCCTATTTAAAGAAGACGGGTAGTTAACCTGTATATTGGTTACTTTACCAAAAAGAACAGGAGAAGAAAACGAAGGTGGTAGGTTATAGTATAACGTATCACCTATGCTTATAATACTCCCTATCTGAATAGGACTTGACCCGATTACAAAGTTTACTTGAACAGCAGCACCTGTACCTGTTATGGTAGTGCTTCTGCCTATACCATTCATTGACCTAAGAAAGTACTCTGATGGTAGAGCAGGAGTAGTCCCTGAGTTCCTTACAAAAGCGTACCAAGACTGCTCCTTCTTCTCAAACCAATCCTTTTCAATAAATCCCGAATCTTGAATGTCAGTCTCAAGAGTAGCACTCCAAGCGGAATCACCCTCTAAGTTTAAAGTCTTGAACAGCTTATTCTCCAATGGGGCATCGTTAAATACAGACCTCATGAGAGACGGTGTAAAAACCCCATAGAACGTATTTCTAGATTCGTTCACATTGTGCCTATATAAATTACCTTCCTTAAATGTATAGAAGTAATTGTTCATACCTATCATCCAATCAGGATAAAATGAGTAGAATGATACCCATCCTTGAGCCGACTCGCTATATGTTAATGTATCGTTTGGCATATATATTTATTTTAAGCAATTGGACAAGCAGCAAGAGGTACGTTCCCTGCGTTTAGTTGTACAAGTGTATGTACAGGAGTTGGTGTTACTACATAATCCTCATACGGATTACTAATGTCAATCACCGAACTAGCATACACCAATAATTCATCTATGATATTGCAAATGTTATAACGAATTATGTTACCGCTTCCGGTCAACCACTGACCCCTTACAGTGTACGGCATCTCTGATACCAATGGGAATATTGTCCCGTTTTGTGGTGTTGCAGAAGTACTAGTTATATTTAATAGCTCTACCATTGAGCTGTTATATATAATCAACTGACCTCCATTTTGGTTCCCAACTGCCCAATCTATTCTAAGAACAGGACTTGCGCCACAAGAAGCAATACATTCTTCTAGTGTATCGTAAGTTCCGCTACCATCTCCGGGGTCAACGCATGTACCCTCTACGCAGTTGTAGCTTACAGGTGTGCACGATGGACATACTTCTTGAGGAAGCAATACGCCTGACACTTGCTCACGAACTATTATACCATCAGAGTAGTAACCGTCTGCTGCAACGGTAGTCAAAGCTGCATCGCTATAGATAATGGATGCAGAACCAAGTGAAGGTGCGTCTAAGTAATATGTTGCTGAAATTGCCATATAATTATTTTTTATTTAACCACCACACAAACAGCATGCATCAAATTGGTCTACATCACTATAGCACAATGTTAATGGGTTTGAGTTTCTATAGTCCCAAATAATATATAAATACTGTCCTACCGAAGGTACTGTGAAATCACCATAATAATATCCCGTTCCACCTGCAACAGGAGCAATTGAAGTAGCTAATCCCAACAGTGTAGCTATTTCAGATGCTATATTATTATAAAGGGTATTGGTTCTTAAGTACATGAAGTTGTCAGATGCTATGTCAAAATCAAAGGTATCAAACCCAATCTTGTTTGATGCAAGCCTCATTGTACTTGCTGCAGGAGGGAAACCACCTGTGCCCGGATAGCCTGTTGATGCATTGTACCTAGAAACCAATGGGCTCTCTGTTCCCGTTGCAAACGTAACTAAGTTTGATTGTAATGGAGATGTATATGCTCCGTTGGTATACCTGTGTTCATTATGTATAAACAAACCCGAATCAGTATTACTAGTTACACACACTTCTATTATGGTAAGCAAAGCAGAAACAGGACACTGTGTTGTAACGCTTATGCTTATTTCATCATTTGCAATTACAGATATGTCAACAAAGTTTATGCTATTTTCATCTTTGTTAAAAGATATAGAACCCGATGCAGAGACCAATCCTGAAGAAACAGGTGTCCCGTTGTATGTAGCTATAACAGTAAATTCACCTGTCGACAATGCAGGAACTTCATAGTCAATAGTAACAAGTCCTACTATTGGACCTAGCTCTACGCAATAATTTAAAGTTGCACCTGCAAGTACTGTAGTTGTTTGAGATATTCCACAATCTACACACTCTACTATACTAGGCAATAGGTTCTCATTAATACTCAATACATACTCATTAAGATATGGGTCAAAACCTCCAAGCTTTTGAGTATTCATTGATTCAATAAATGTATCCCTAAAATAAGTCCTCATTCCACTCTCAGATACCACACGAAGTTGGTCATTACTATAAGAGTTTCCTTTCAATTGGATTACAGCACCACGCTTTACATCAGTAAAGTATCTGTCATATCCCCACTGAACATAACTCTCAGGGTTAAAACTAATGCCATACTTCTCAACCCTAGCTATTTGTGTACCCAAAACTTCAGGGACCGAAGTGATAGCACCACCTGCTGCAGAATCCGAAAGAAGGTTTTTACCTGCCAAGACGTAAGATATTTTATCTTCCTGTAAAACAAGTACATCTGTTTCACGACCGTCCATCTTGTAAATAGGTCCAAAAGAATCCTCAAGTGCTTTGTAATTTATTAGTCCAATGTTAAACTCATTGAATCTATTGATGTTAGACTCGTCATTGTACGTTCCGCTGTAAGTAATGTCAGCAAACCTGTCTGATTGCTTATAGTCTTGGGCAGCTACAGAAGTAACCCTGTTACCCAAGTTGAACGTCTTTCCAACAATCGAATCCCTAATCTTATAACTCTCAGCTCCGTTGCCAAAGCAGAAGCAATTAAAGAACTCAGTGTTTACAATTGCAGGAGTACCCGTTATTATATCTTGGTCTTGAACATTGCCACTATGATTACCATCAGCATCAATAGAGAATGATAAATCGTTCTCAAAGAATACATCAGGCAAAGCATCTGACGGCTCTGTCTCGAATATTAATGTGGTCTCTGCCCTAAATACTTCTACGTTAGCAATAATGGTTGACCTTCTTTTTGAAGCAGACAATACGCCCGTGCACCTTACTGTACCAGAAAGAAGAAGTTGCAATTGATTCGTTGCTCCGTTCCTATAGAACCTATAGTAGTTGGTATCTACAGCTGTTGGTATATCAAATACTGAAGATGCCAATGTAGAGATATAGGTGTTGTTGATAACGCCACCGCCTGCACCAACATCTTGAACACCATCGTCAATTACTTGAGCGACATTGTCTCCATCCCACCAATCCTTCATGTTGTTATAAGTGGAAGAAGATATTAGTGTTTTTTCTAATGTGTATATTCTTTTCTCGCAGGCACTATTCCCGTCACCGGTTCCAAGCCTTTGAAACTTAAATGATATTTTTATTCTGCTTCCTGCCGGTACGTCATAGTCAACCCAAGCACTTGTAGCGGTATCAAACCTGTTCATTGGATACTGACCTAACACAAACTCTCCCGGTGTATTCTCATCAAACTGAAGAGTTCCGGGTGCAATGATTGAAAGTTCATCTTGAACAACAGCAAAGTTGCTTGGATTAATTTTCATGTAAACTCCCGATGGAACAGGTATATCAACAGCAGGGTCTAGTTCACTTGGTATAGTTATAAACCCTTCTGCCTTAGCTTCTTTCTCAAGAACTGTTGCATAGACGCAACTATTTGTTGGACCGCTAGTATCAGCCTTAACAATCAACCTATCTCCCTGCTCAATCTTCCTAGCATTCTCTCCCTCAAGAAGGAAGAATGCATCGTTAGACAATGGGTCGTTAAAGAATACGCTGCTGTATATGGTATCGTAGTTCTCCTCGTCAGGCTTAATTACAAACTTATACCTAGTCGCCCAATAGGGAGCAATCTGTGTACTTGGTATTGTAACTTGAATGCTGTTCTTGGTATCTGATGCTGAACATGGAACGCTTACAGTGTTGTTAGGACTAACCAACGCAGTTGATGACCTATTAAAATCATCCATGTAAACTATACCAATCTCATATCCTCTGTTGCTATGAAGACTTCTTGGTGAGTTTATTCTTTGGTATGTAGCTTCTGCAAACACAACCTCATAGTACTCGTAAACACTCTGAACGGGAGTAGTAGTATTATCAACATACCTCATTGCCAAGAACTGAAACCCTATTAGCGTACTTGCAGGAGTGGTTATAATACCAATTCCTTGATTGCCGGCACTTATACCACTCTCATACTTAATAAGAGCATCTAAGTTGTTTGGTAAAGCGCAATTGATTTGGTCTGTAAATGTTGTACCATTACAAGCAGTAGCTATAGGTTGAATGTTTGCAACCGTTCCAACCATATCTTGAAACTCAATGCTAGTTGCCATCTCATATACTGATGTATATGTTGTAGGCAAAGAAAATGAGAATGTAGCTGAAATGTTTTCTGATATTTCAGTTGGAAATGGAGCAATACCTGAGAATGAATTATGGTTAATCCTTACCTCAAGCGTAACGGAAGAACCTTCGATGAGTTCTGAATCAGCTAAATCAAAGTAAACAACAGAGTTTGGTATTGTTTGAGAACCATTGAAAGTATAATTACCACTTCCTGTAGTATCCGTAAGGGTAGTTGTATCTATTAATTCAGTTATTAACTCAACATCGTACTCAAACTTTACAGCACTACCGTCCTTGTCAATTAAGTCATAACCTTCTACGTAGTTACCATACATCAACCTGTTGCCCATAATTGTCTGAGCCTTGGCAAGAAGTGGTACGTTGTCGTAAAGCCTTAGCAATTCAGATTCGGGAAGAATTGTGAATATCTTGCTGTTGCTAAACGTATAGGTATACTCAGTATTGTCTGACAATCCTAAAATAGACTTGTCTAACTTTTCTATTATCCTAATTACATTACTCTGAGCTTCTTTAAATAGCAAGTCAATACCAACAACCAATGGACCGCCTGAATTGTATGTTACAATTGCTGAGTTTGCAGCATTAATCATACCCTCATTTAGGTAACTATTAATACTAAAATCAAATGGTTTAGGCAAGAATGCAGGTGCTGAAAACTGAGAAGTAGCTGAGTACTCATTGTCTTGGTATCGATACCTGTAAGCAAAACAGATGTACCTAGTCTGCATAAAAACATCCTGAGCACCCGTAGTTATGGGCTGAACAGCAGGTGACTCAATAGGAGGCTTCTTGATTACAAGAATAGACTCTTCACTGAATTGGTCTATGTTTGCTACAGGATTTGGGTAATTCCTTTTCCTATTTATAACTCTAGGAGGATTATAATCATCAGTAAAAAAAACAAGATTATCTACAATATCTACTCCCGTTATAAGATACTTCTCATTAAAGTTAAGGGTAGTGCTAATACCTCCTCCATCATCGATACTAATAACATGATACGTCAGTACATTGGTGTACACATTAAAAGAAACTATCATATCAAGCTTTCCTGTATCTCCAACGGGGAATGCTGTATCGTGAATAAACCAATAGATAGTTTCATTGGCACTATCTTCTATTGCTCCAATACACCTTGCAGATGCACTAAGAGGAGTGCCGTCTATATATTTTATTTGGGTAAGGGCATCGTTACCTTTTACGTTTTCTATTACTCCAATTTCTGAGTTCTCGGTAGAACCCATGCGAATATTCATCGCATCAATGTATTCTCCATTGGGAACAAGGCGTTCATCAACCACCTTGTTCATCCTACCTGCTATGAAATTCCTTGTAATGTTTGCCATATTATTTGAGCCACTTATCCATTCCACGCAAATTCATTAGCAATCTGCCTGAATGTATGTTACTAATTCTTATTTTAGCATTTCTCAACAAAGAACTTTTTTCCTTTCTTGCCCTAGCAACCACATACTCTTGAACACCAAGCTTAGAGTTTAGTATCTCATATTGAATATACGCATAAACATATTTCTCGAATAGTTTATTTACGCTAACATTTGCATCATTACCATTCTCCATACCATCAGAGATGTACTCAAGTATAACAGATTGGTTATACATGTCTGAGTTGAAGTTGATTACACCCGTATTCTTATCAATAGCAAATGTCGGATTAAAGTTTGCTGTCTCAGTATTCAACCCATATCTCTCACCAAGAGTATATTCAAAATACCAAGTACCACCCGTGTCCCAACCATATTCACCATTGTACATGCTTTGAGGATTGAGGTAAATACTTTTCTTTGTGCCCCTCAATCTTTGTAATTCAATCTCAGAAAACTCAGGAGAAAGAGCATTGCCATTTTGGTCAAACAATATCTTACCGGTTTGGTCTTGCAGGTATGCTAGTGAAGACAATATCTGAATGTTCTCGGTAAGTGGTCTAAGATAACCGTCCTTATATAGGTTTACCCTAACCCAATTTACATAATCAGATGGAAGAACATACCTAAGACCCTCGTCAACGGTAAGTTGTAGCATCTTAATCTCCTTAAACGCATCGTAGTTTAATTCTTGAATGGCACGTTTTGCGTGGAATAAAATCTTAAATCGCTCTGAGTTATTCACCAAAGAGTGATTACCGGAATACATCAACAAGAAATTATTTACTATATCATACAAGCTAACGTATTGGTACGAACCCCAATTTTCATCTTTAGGGTTTACTCCACCATTTTCGTAGTATTGATATTGAGAAATATATGCCATCTTTTATAGTTTATTATTTAGCAGTAAAGCTTGGTTCTTGCATTTGCTCTTGTACCATTCCAAACTGAACAACCTCATTCTCTCTAATGGAGATACCACAGTATTGCAAAATTTTAAGAACTAATTTATACTCGTCCTCTATAGGAACCTCAAAGTCTTGGTAGTCGGGTTGTGATTGGTCAAATGCAGGAGTACCATTTAGCAGTGTAATGTATGTCCACTTAGGGTCTTTTGGATACCTAAAGTATTGTGCATCAACCTCACCGGGTAGATTTATGGTTGCCGGATACACAGTCATTATACTTCCTTCTTGCGTATATGCAGGATATGTTTCCGTTGGAGCAGTAAGCATTGAGTTAAGCAACATGGTTATCTTGCTATGATTGACTTTCTCAGCTTCTCCCTTATACACCCTACTCATACCCGATGCATCAAAACAAAGCACCTTATTAATCATATAATAATCAAATCCCGTTGTAGAGATTGAAGGCAAATAGTATTTGTTTGTTGCAGCTGTAACTTGGGTAAGAGATGATGTTTGTGAAAAAACCTCAATACATTCCTCTATTGTTTTTTTAGCATCAGCGTATGAACTACCCGACAGGCGAGCGTTCTCCATGTTTATCGTCTTGTTATATGCAGAAAAGTATTCTTCAAACACTTCCATTTGTGCTTGTTTCGCATACAGATTAAAGTCTGAAGGAGAAATATAGCCGTAATTATTTTTGTTCAAAACGGATAAAACAGTATTCCTAACTGAATTAATCATCTGTTTATTTTTTACAAATATAATTAAAAAAAAGGAGGGTACAGAAGTACCCCCCGGTCATTTAAACTGTAAACCAAACACAGAGTTATTGTGATATGTTATTTTCTAGCATTTTAAGAACATCAATACCGTCATCAGTCTTAAGGAACTGAGTAATGGTAGCGTACGGGTCTTCGCCGTAAGGCACATTCAGCATCTTTTTCTTATTGGTTGCGGTATTAAACCAAACCTCTTTCTTGCCATTCTTAAATACCAACAGCTTTTCCTCGAAGAATACATGGATATTTGACTGCAACTTAAGCATTGGGTCGCTTACTGCATTAAGGAATCCCCTAGGGTCCCTCTTAGCGTAAACAAGAATATCCCTCTTTAATTCAGCGGTGGTATACCTAGATGGGTCTTTAGAGAACAAAACCCTAGACATGGTCTCCAACTGCTCTATGCTCAATTGACGTGCTTCAACCAAGGCATCAACCTCTGCATTGAGTATCTCAACCTCTTGAGTTGCATCTTTTTCATTATCAACTTCCACAAATGTCCTTCCATTCAAAGGATGGTAGAACAAAAACTGCTGAAGTGCAGGGTTGTTTCTAGGAACCCTAAGAAAACCATTCTCAAAAATAACCGGTTCCACAATTGCATTACCATCTTGCTCATCCTCAAAAGGAGTCTTTTGGTTGATTGCGTACCTGAGTGGTTTATTAATATTTTTTTCTTCATCAAACCAAAGAAGTGGATACCTCTTATTGTTTCTTGATGGAAGAGTATAGGAAAGCGGAGCCGCTTCTCCTTTCAGCTTGTAAATCTTATCTACTAATGCAGCATTCTTTTTCATTTGATATAATTTGATTTTTTAAAGAAAAGAAGGAGTGTCCTTAAAGACACTCCCCTTTTTTATTTTAACTATGAACCGTAGCGGAACAACACGAAGTTGTTGGCACCAAGGGTACATACGCAACGCTCAGAAAGGAAATTGACTTCCATTGCATCGAGGTCACTTGTTTGAGCACCACCGGCAGAACCAGTAATCCAAGACTTATACCTTCTGTCCTCAGTCTCAGATGCACGGTAACGTACATGGAGGAAAGGACGCTTAGCATTCTTGCCAAGGATTTGGTCGTAAACGGTAGTAGAACCTGCAGGAACCAAAAGTCCTGTTACAGTGCCTGAAGCAGAAGCTCCGGTTGGCAAACCACCACGCATGGTTGGGTCATTCAGGTACTTCCAATCAGACTTGTAGAAATCATAACCTCTGCGGAATCCTGTGAAACCAAGGTTAAGAGCCATTTCTTTGTCATTTTGGAACAGACCATAAGATGTACCACCTGCACCGTAGCTGTTCTGAGCAGCCAACATATCGTCAATGTCAAAGCTGAAGGCACGGTTAACGAAGATTACGTTCTCTTCGATAGAACCTTGCTTGTCAAGACGAGAGATGATTGCATCAAAGTCAGCCAAAGTTGTTGGGTTTCCACCGCCCCATACGTTACCACGGTCGTTAACAGCGTAGAAGATACCTTCTGAACCTTTGTTACCGTAGTCGGGGTTAAGACCTGCGTTAGCAACACCTGAACCTGTTTCAGCAGGAACAGCCTCAATCATTGCAGTCTCAAGGTAGTCCTCAAAACGCAGACGAGTTTCGTGCTCACTCTTCAAATACCAAAGATACCCGGTAGCACCATTCTCAGTGGTTACTTCTACCCATCCAATCTGTGCCATGTCAGAACCGCTTACAGCATATTTGTCCTTGATGATGATTGGAGAGTTGCTGAAGAATTCGTCTTGAGATTCCAAAGAACCAATCATTCCGATAGTTCCTTTCTTGAACTCAGAACCGTAAATCCATACAGAAAGGATAGCTGTTCCGGAGAATGTTTGACCACCTGCTTCGTAGTATGCAACAACGAAAGTGTTTGCAGCTACGTTTACTGAAGTTACAATACCCTTGTTTGACAATCCTGTTGCATTGTCAGAGATGTAAACAGTTTGACCGGCACGGATTGCAATAGCGGTAACGCCTGCATCAGCTACGGTAATTGTTGCTGAATCAGCAGCTGCTGCAGCACTTGAATCACAGTTTACATACTTGGTATGCAAACGACCTTGCTCAGCCCACTTAACCATGTCTGAGTTAGAAGGCATTTCAGCACCTACCATACGGAGGAAAGATGCTATAGTACGATTACCATAACGCTCAAACTCCTTCTCATAAGTATCAGGAAGATACTGATTCAAGAAGTTGAAGTTGGTAATATAGTTCGTGGACAATGGGACTTGCTCCGCACTTGGCTGAAGCTGAAAACCCGGAGTTGCTAAAACTGCCATTTTGTTTGTTTTTTAAATTATTAAACTTTTTTAATACTGCGGATTTTTAGACCCCTTCCGGAATCTTGGCTCACCGCCTTTACCTGCATTCCTCCTTTGTTGACAACTTCAGGTGCTCTACGCTCAG